GAAGCTGACCAATTGCGTCGTTGATGTAGACTACTGTACCTTTCGTCAGCGTTGCCCCTGTGTTGTTTCTGACCTGTACGACAACATTAGTGGCAGCAGCAGCAACCGCAACAGACAGGTCAGAAATCGTCCCGGTCTGATTGATCGTGACGCTACCATCCGTAGAGGTAACATCGCTGAGAATCGTGTTGGCCGTAGGGGCCATGAAAACATCTTTAGTGCCAGCAGTAAACACTACAGCAGCGTTAGCATTAGTGGATGCTTGTATAGTGGTCCTGGTCAGGGTGTTGACCGCTGAGTAAGTACCAATGCCTGTTTCCCATTCCGAAGCATTGGAATTGACGATTACATACGCACAAGTGTCGCCGATGGAAAGTTGGGACGCAAACGATCTGTAGCCTGAAGCAGCACCCGCCAGGGTAGCAGGACCTGTACCGGTTACAGTAGTTGTTTCTTTTACCCGATCAGCGACGATGTACGGCATTTATGATTCCTCGATACTTATTCACTATAGGCTATTAAGTAAGGACTCCACCGATCCAGTTGTATATGTAAGCCGGATCTTGAAATAAAAATTCATGTGGAAAAGAAGGGTAGATTCCTTGTCCGCCATCTGTTTTACTTATTTTCGGCCTGTCCTTATACACATTATTTGGATTTGAGTATACGACAGGATAATTGTAACCATCCCTGGCATTAGGAACAGTATTATTCCCTCGGGGAACATACGATCCATACTGCTTTAATCCTGATACTGGATTTTCGTCTTCTGCCCTTCTTCGTGGATCCCTATAAGTAAATTTCAATTCCAAATCACACAATCTTTTTGGAGATATTATATTTTTTGCTATTTGTGGGTAAGGTCTGTTGTATATATTTGAAACCTTTGCACCTGTGTACAACAGTGTTCCTTCAGGCCACCCATCAAAGTTGTACTGGTTGACAGTTCCTTGAGCCAAATCTAAAACAGAAAAACCTTTTGGAGGCATTCCAGCAAGTTGAACATCAGGACCGGTAAGCCACTCATAAGGAACACCGTACCACTTGTAAGTTATTGTAGATCCTGGTCTGAACTGCCTGATGTTTCCTTTTAACGGTGTTGGTTGATTTTGAACAAAAGTGGTTTTTGACAACATCTGAAATTGTCCTTGTTCTGCTGACAAGAACTGTCCTTCAATGTCGTACTCAACTGTACAGAACCTATTCCACTCATCGTATACAGGAATACCTGCAACATCCGGAGTATCACTTGTATTTTTTGAACTGTAAAAATCAACATCTACTGCGCCATCTGTTATTTCATTATCATTTACTACAGAATATGGACGCTGGGAAAACTCCGCTCTTACTACATACTCACGGTACATGTTCCAGTATGGTGCTGTTGATTGTGCCAAATCTCTTGCTGTTACTTCTTTTCCAAAATTATCAATAGACTCGAAAGGCACACTATTTACATATGCATTTCCAGTAATATCTGTAACAGAAGTACAGTACAACCAAGGAAAATATGGATGAGCAAGGGGAAGGATACGCTTCATCTTTCCAAAGTCTGCGGATCCTTTCGGGTATCCTCCCTGGGTATCTCCGATCAAAGTATAGATCAGACTTGGCAATACATCCGCAGCGCAATGTAAAGTCAGAGTTCCTTTTGAGTCAATATTTGAAACTGAAATGGAATCAACAGATTTTGCGCCAAATGGTGGAAGTAGCTGCTGTAGTTCTTGATAAGAAAGCTGTTTAAGTTGCAACATACTTACATCCCCATTCGTATAGGTCTATTATTTCCACCATGTATTGGCATTGGCTTTTCAACATTATTTGCAGCAACGACCGCACCATCATTCTGGCGTACAGGAACTCCTGGCGGCTTGCCCTTTGCCTCAAGTTCTTTGGCCCATTTGTTTGGAATGTCGTTCTCAATCATTTGTCGTGCAAACTCGTCTTTTGGGTCATATCTTCCGCTGGTTGCAATAAATGCGTTTTGAGCAGCAGTGTCCCCAATAGATTGTGCATTACTGTATTTTGCAGTAGAAGCCGCAGCAATTCCTTGAGTAGAATTTGGCTTAAGAGCTTCTTGTACCGCTTTTCCTATAAATGGAATCCAACTGGTCATGGAGATAAGAAGCTGTTTCAACCCATCTCCGGCTTGTATAAGTAAAGAAGTAAACAGGTCAAATACTACAAATAATGGCGCAAAAAATGCAGACAAAGCATCTACAGCACCATTTATTACTCCAACCAAAAATGTGAAGATTACAGCGACAGCATTAAACGCCGCTATAAGAACATCGACTATTGGCGAAAGCAATTTCCACAAAAATGAAAATATATTAGCAAGTCCTGTTACGACTGGCATTAGTATCATCATTATTGTTTCAACTAATGGAGTAAAAGTCTTGATCACTAATGCAACCGCATCACCAAGAGCCTGCATCGCTGGGAACAAGTAATCAGCGATTACTCGAACCAATGGAATCATGGCTTGGCCTGCCTTGGCAGAGTATGCACCAACGACCGCATCCAAGTCCTTCAATGCCCTTTCCATTGCAATAGCAATACCAGGAGCATAAAGCATTGCCGATTTGGCTAATGCTGAAACCGCTGAGTGAAGCTTATTGAATGCAGCAGTAGCACCCATAACTACTGCTCCTGCAATTCCCATCGCTTTCCCAAAGGGACCCATCATCCCTAGCGCATTACCGATTGGTCCGCCCCCGCCCCCGCCTCCACCACCGCCGCCTCCTGAAGACGAACCACCACCACCCATACTTCCACCAATGGTTCCACCTATCTGGCTACCAATCATGGCACCAGGGCCTTTTCCTATTAGGCCTCCAAGCAAAGCACCTATGCCCTGACCTAAAACTGTTCCAGCACCGGGACTTTTGGCAGCAGTCTGTTGCGCTTTCCTACGATCATTGAATTCCCTAGCAAGCCATTTTTCTTCTAACTTCTCTATTTCTTTTCCTTGCTTTTTATTCCAGTCAAGCCTTTCGTTATATTCTCTTACAATCCATTTTCGCTCAAGCTCTGCCAATTCTTGTTCTTCGGCTTGCCTTTTTGCCGCTTGCTCATCAAGGCCTCTTCTCCACAATTTTCGGGCATTTTCCTCTATTCGTGCAAGATCTTTATCTGTTTTTAACGCAAAATCTGCCCTTCCTTTGTATTCTTTTACAATCCATTTTCTTTCCAAAGCTTCAAGATCAACGCCACGGCCACGACCGCCACCACCGCCGCCACCACCTGGACCACCATTAGCAACAATAGTAGCAGTAAGTCTTTCAACGCCAACACGCAGCGAACCAATAGCCGCACTAAGTGTAACGATATTAGACAACATCTGACTAATTTGATTGAAACTATGAATTAAGGCAAATACCGACATTTCAACACCTGCAAGCGCACCAGTGTTGGTTTCGGTTGCAGTTGTGTTAGCTCGTAAAACTTCAAGAAGTGGACCAAGGGCCCCATCATTAGATGGAGCCCCCATGGACCCAAGATCATTTCCAGTTACGGATGCACTCATTATTGATACCCTCTTCGTTCGTATTCATCCCAATTGTCTTGTATTACTTTTGGGTTCATACCAAACGCTGAAGCAGTCATGAAGTATTCCATCTTCATTTTCTGTACATCTTTCACTTCCCTGTATAGCTGAGGAGCAGGAAGTGGTTTGGGATTACCTTTGTCATCCCTGGGCCTGAACTGATGCTCAAATATTTGCCTATCTGTCAGCTTTGCAATCTCGTCATAGGTAAGACAAAAGGGCTCAGATGTCAGCGTGGCATATGTTTGAGCAATGTTCAGGATGTGATGCTGTTTGCTGCGACTGCTGTAAGGTCCCTCTACTGACCCGTCAGAGTCGCTCGCCAGTTTGGGAAGGAGATATCCATAATCAAACCAATCAATTCAGCAACCTCAGTGGGATTCTCTTGAAGATATTTACCCCACTCATCAGTTGGAACTCCGGTGCAAACCTGGAGAATATTTGCAATACCGTCTTGAGTTTTAAACCAATCCTTGAATGCCCTGGAGCCGAATGTATAGGCTCCAGTCAAAGCTTTTTCGTGATACACGCCATAAGCAACACCGTATTCTTCATCAGACATGAAGTCTTTGTCTTGCTTAAGGATTTCCCTTGCACGGCATTTAAGAATGCCTTCCAGCTTTGCTTTGGCGGCTTGATCAAGAAGCGTGTAATGGATCTGCTTGTCGCCAAGAATAAACGGCTGAGGGCCAGCGGCATTGCCAAGATTGGCATGCACACTAGCACTTGGTCCCTTGTGTCTACTCACTCTAGTTTTCCTTTCAATGTCCACGGATAGTTGGCAAGATTCGGGGTCTTAGGATTGATCTTGTTGTTAAGCATGTCAACCCAACCATTATAGGTCGGATCGCTGGAACTAGCATCGAAAGAGTAGTCCATTTTTGCACTAACAGATATTCCATAAGGCCCTGTTACGGAATTATTATAATCCATTTTGCTTACGATTACAGGGATTTTTCGAGCAAGAATTGTCGGTCCATCCTTCAATTCCAAATACCAAAACAACGGACAACCCAAATAAAATCCTGGGACACCATCTTTGGGAACAAGACCATTCAAAGAAATTTCACCAGAAGGAAGGGTTGGGTACCAACCTTCTCCCCTTGATGTTGGCATATTTCGCTCAAGCATCGTCATGCTTAAGGTAATAGTCCATTCCTTGAAGGTCATGAAATCATTGTCAATATCAGGTACAACAAATGCTAATGGGTCTGGGGAGTTAAAAATTGGACTACCACATGGCTTTGGGTAATCACGGTACTCCATCATTACTTTGCCAAAGTAACCAGACCACATTTTTGGAGATGGCATTTACATTCCCACTTAAACGCTGGTCAAGCTCGTTCCGGAAATAGAGAGCTCAGTAGCTCCCTTGATGTCGTTACTTCGACTGTTGGAAGTAATACGAAGCATTCCCGAATATGCGGGAAGACCGCTGGCAACATTCAATGTGACCAAAACAGTCGCACCAACAGAAAGACCCGTTGATGTGGTAAGCACTGAAGGTTTTACATTGAAACTGATGTTGTATTTACCAATACCACCCAGCATTTGTTGTTGCGCAAAGGCATCTGATCCTTTGCGTGACATAAATGTGGTAGCATCGATTTCCTCAACTTCGGCATCAAGCGTCCAGTCGTATGCTGGAATTTCAGTTGACCCGATAAGTACTGAACCATACTTGCCGGAAAACCCAGGACTTGTAGCCATTGATTACTCCTTATGCGTCGTCTATTGTGGTAGACTTACCAGAAAGTTCATATTCATAGTGACCATCTACAGACAACTTTGTTCCAACTTTGGTAATAAGAACATAATCTGTACCCCAAGTAATTCCGCCAGCTCCAAGGGCTACAGTAGCAACGACACCAGGTACAGGCAAAACAGTTGGAGTAGTTCCAGTAGATCCCAAAATAGGGCCAGAGATCGTATACGATCCTCGGCGAATACTGTCTACATTGTCCTGCATTCCACCAGTAAGAAAGTGGGTGGTATCAAGAGCATCGGCAGTGTCATCAATCTTCCAGTTGTTAGCTGGAAGGCTTACAGATCCGCCATTGGGAACAAGCACATATGTTACAGTCCCGGTCTTTCCTGAAATTGGCATTGTTTACTCCCGGCCTAAGCAGGCCTTGCCTCAGATGTTGTTACTTTAAGCCTCACATTTGATGCCTGGTAGTTTGACCCAGTACCAGAAATAGGAATCACCAGAGGTGATCCTAATGCCACATCGATGTCCCACACAGCAGAAACAGAACCCAAAGGATTTCCGCTACGCCGAAGAATCAAAGCATCTCGGATTCGTTCTCTTAGCGCAATTGATGTATCACGCCCTGTTACATACTCCCGGTTTCCTGCTTCTACCAAGCACACACCAACAGGGTATTCGTAATAGATTCCGCCGAAGAATTCATTTTTTACACGCTCACCTTCTGTCAAGCCGATGATAAGCATGGGTAGGGTATCTTCAGGAAGAATGACAAGTTTCTTCCTTACTACCGTTGTAGGCAACGCTGGAGTAACTGCATCCAACCTGGCTTTTACTGCAACCAGAATATCGTTCAATACACTCACAGGGTTTCTCCAGCGTCAATAATTCCTGTGATTACCCATCGGTTGGACCAACTTGTCTCCACATTTCCAAGAATGCGGTAAGTTCGTCCTGTATCCTGGTCAACAATCTTTCCATTCGGTTCCGGAGCATATCCTAATTCAGTTTTGAAAATACAAAACTTAGTACCAACCGTTGGTACTGAAGTTCCACCAACAGATGCGGGAACCTGAGTCGCAGGATAACGCTTTACATTTTCAATTGTTACTGGAGTTCTAGGCGTAGAAAATGGAGTATAAACAACCGTAATCAGGTTGTCAAAAATAAGGTAATCTTCAGTAATATCCAACAAATCTGCCATTATACCTCAATCATCCTGTATGGATGCTCTTCTACAGTATACCCATTAACTCCAAATATATTTTGTATTGCGCTTCGTCCTTCCCTATTTACAAAGTCAATTGGACCTAAATAGCCAGACTCATATTTTAAAATTTCGCCATACATACTAGAATTATGTTTATGGTGCATGCCAACATCTTCAGGTACTGGCTTATATCCAATTCGAAGCTCATTATTTACTATTTGGTATGAAACAGAATCTTGCAAATCACCATATTCCCTATTTGGATATTGCCCAGGCTGCGCATGAGGCGACCATGTGTCGTCATCGGGATTGTAATCATCTTGAATAGCCAATTCTTGACGAAGACCTCGCACAAGTTGTTCGCCAAGTTCTTCTAGTCTATCCATAGGAACGATTAACTGAGTAGTGACAGCACCCCCATACGCAATGTTAAGCAAGAATCTGGCAACTTCTTCCATTATACTTTTACATATTTGTAATTAATATGACCGCCAACTGCTACAGCAACAGAAAGATTTATAACAAACGCCTCATCGGGATTAGTCTGAACTACACCCATTTCACTTTGGTCTGTATTTGCGCTAGGATGCGTAGTAATATTAGACCCAGCAACCATAGCCATAGGGCCGGAAATAACATTGGACCCGGATTTAAACTGCACAGATACTGTACCAGCAGCAGCAATAACATACCCTAAAACACGAACACGATATCCAGCGATTGCTGGAACAACCGTAGTATCACCAAGTGCCGATAAATTGATTGATCCATATAACATTTCAATGACTCCTAGTAAGGAACACCCCGAGTGATTCGTATAACAGGGCCTTGTAACTTAGTTTGAATTTTCCTTAGCTCGTCCAATTGCTGAACAAGCATTCGCAAAAACTCTGTATGCTCTACCCGCTGACCGTCAATTTCATACGACGGTTTTGGATTTGAACTAATCTCCAGAATCTTTGCAGAAAGGTTCTCAATTGAATTCGATACATTACTAAATGCTCTGGAACTAGCCATTTTTTACTTCTTTTATTGTGTACGATTTGTATGGCCTATCAGGTGAAAGATGGTAGTAGGCACGATAGGATTCTACCGCAACTTCCGGAGACAAAACCTCGTATTCGACTTCAGGGAGATTCCCATACCGAATCCGGTATATTTTTGGCTTGCCTTGAATCGTAATTTTTTCCTGTTTCACCTGAATACTCCTTTGCTCATTATACTCCAGTTCCTTCGACAAACAGACCCTGGGAAGTCCTTGCCTCCCAGGGTCAGACATTTACTACTGTTATGCAGTAGTATTTTTCAAGCAGTGCCATGGAGACCAAATCGAGGGAATACCTCGTTCGTGTCCGAAGTAGCTAGCTACCAATCCATTGTCCACCATGCTGTAGCTTTGAGGGCTAGCCTGTTGGATTTGGAGAGGATAGTTTTGCATGTACTTGAAGGCCTTGGTAGGATCAATCATGAACCAGTTTTCCGTGGCATTTGCAGTGCTCAAACTAAAACCGTTCACAAGCTGTTGCTCAAGAAGCGGACTGGTGAGAACACCGTAATTGCCAAAGTTGGAAACAGGATTGCCAGCACCACTGTTGACATACAGAGGGTTCGCAGAAGACTGCGCCCCACCAGTACGAAACTGAGTGGTAAGGCTGTCAAGGATCAGGTTGGCAGTAGCCAACTTGCCAGGACACACAAGGATCAAGTTCGGCTGACACATGATGCGCTTGCCGGTGTCCGGATCGGTAAACCGATTGAACGCCATGTACCCAGTTTGGATCGAGGTCCAATCGTACAACGGATTGGCATTGGAACCAATAAGGTTACCAGCGTAACCGAGGGTGTTACCACCAGAAGCCACATAGGTGTTGTACCCAGTGCCCTTCCAGTTCCAAGAGTTGCTATACCCAATTACGGTATCAAGGATTTCAAGTTCCTTGCGGTAAGCAAGTTCTTCCCCAATACTGGATGCCATGTTAAGAATGTCACCAGTAAGGTCGTAGAATACGGCCTCTTTGGTAACATCCATGGCGAGGGCGTTCTCCCTGGTTTCGGGAGTTTGAATCCAACGCTCTCCAAACTGAGCCCTAGGATGTGGTTGACCAGGTTGACGACGAGCAGACTTGTCGCCAATTGGGTTCAGCCCAATGACCTTTTGGCCGTTAAGCTTGGTCGGCATCGTAGGCATAAGCCTATCGCCGATAAAGCTTGGGTTGTTAAAGGCCTCAAGCATCTTGACTTCGATCAGACCGCCGGTCAAGATCGAGAATGCATTGATGTTGATGAACGCCGAAGGATCAAGACCAAACCCAGTCGATTCAAACAACGCTTGGTTGTTATCAGGGTTTGCAGCAGAAATATGCGTCCTGGCTTTCATGTTGCGAGCATACTCGTCACCGTTGATCGGATCAAGTACTCGCACACCATCATGACCGAGAACACTTTCAGCCATCTCACGGATGGAATAATCCTCCGCAAAATGCTTCCGTTCGCCGAGACGACGATTGCCGTTTCGGTCTTTGTAGTTGTTGCCGTGCTCATCGCACAAGCCAAGGAAATGGCGAATTTCGTTAGTGAAACGAAACGCACCATTACTTTCACGACGACGGGATTCGTAAAGATCCCGGAAATTCAACATATTAATCATTCCGATTCTCCTGGTTTAGTTTAATTAAGGAATGGAGTCAGCAGCACGAAGAGCAGATAGCTTGCCAACAAGGCGTACACGGAGAGTTTCCGTACCAGACCCAACTTTGGGCTGGAGAAGCTGACCAATAATTGATCCCGCAGTGCTGCCAATAGCCACAGTGTTGTCACCGGTTGCACCGACAACACCGACAACAGTTGATCCAATTGCAGACGCAGCCCCAGTTACTTGAGCTGAGTAGATACCACTAAGGGCAATATTAATGCCATCAGTTCCGGTAGGATACCCTGGAGTACCATCCGAAGTATCCGCAGCAAGTTTACCTTGAAGCGCAATACCTACGAACGCACCACCAATGTTTGCTACAGTATCCGAGTAGTTAGTCGTACCCTTGGACACAGGCTCAACTTTACCAGTAGCAGCATTGAGGACCAAGAGATCGCCGACAGAAATTACCGTAGATGCCACCGAAGGCATATTCACGGTTTCATAAACATCAGGGGGAAGGACAAACCGTCCACCATTAAAAGTAGCACCCATTCATCTACTCCTTAAGATTTAAGCCAATCAGAAACATTCTTTTCAGGAATCCGACTTGCCACGCTGGCAGAAGACGGAATGGAAGTAACCGGTTTGGAAACCGATTCTGCCAAAGCAACACGCCGGATCAAAGGAATGACTTCTGCTTTGGAGAGCCGAGTAAGCGACTCCAACACAGTAGATTCCATGACAATTCCGGCCACAGCACATAGTTCCTGAACTTCATTCAGGGGTGTGCCAACAGGTTTAACTTGAACTCCCTCAGCAATCGGCTGGACATCAGCAGAAACGACTGCGGGAGTTTCAATTTGTTCCACGGCATCAGGCATTACTGCTGACTCCTGTAACGGGATGGGATCCATAGATTCAGATTTGATAGAGGATCCCCCATCTCCATCAGATCCTTTCGTACCAGTATCCGAACTCGAAGAGTCCGAATCATCGGTATCTGTCATGCCGTACTCTTCCGCAATTAGCTTGAGACGGTCTTTGTGTTTTTTCGTAGAATCACATGCAATGCTTTCCATTTTGCAGCATTTTTCGCACATGGATTTTACGGACTTTTTGTCTTCTGATTCCGCCAATGAAGTTGTAGTTGCAGGATTTGCCACAAGATCCACCGAGTAAACCTTTCTAATTTTGATAACTTCGTCAACCCCACCAACTCTTTTTCGTGCGCAATCCGCCAGGTGCGAAAATCCCATGCAGTTCGGCATTTTCTCTGCCGATTCCATCAATCTTTCGTACATCGGGTGCGACTTCAATAATTCTACATCGCCAAAAATACCCTCACCTTCAATGAAACGAGCATTGACAATACGACCAATCCTGTCATCGATGTCCCGATCATTGCCATTTTCTCTATCATGATTCTTGTTTACAACTTTATTTTCGTAAAGTTTAAAGCCTTCACGCATAGCCTCGGGAAGATACCGACGACCATTTCTAGAAGCAAACCCGAGAATTTTAACATTACGGAGAATGCCAGATTCCCGATCAACAATAAGAGGACTTAAAACATTAGACTCTAAGAATTGCACTTCATCGAAATTAGAATTGTTCATGTTAGCAGTATACTCCTTATTTGCATAGTACTATACTTACTTCTTTGGCGCAACATTCAGGTAGGCATTATGTGCCTGAGTTGAAGTTCTAAAATATCCTATGTGTCGTGTGACAGATCCTTCGTGTATTTCCGCTTTCCATTTTTGCTTGGACTTGTCAAAAGTGACACCTTCTAATTTACTCCGTTTTTTTTTACCATCGTCTTCTCCAGATCCTCCGATCTGAGGAGTGTTTGTCTCAGGATCCCCTGGGGCCAATTCAGAGGCTGGAGATTTAATCTCAGCAGGCTGTCCTGGTTTTCCAGGAATTACTTGACCTTCCATCGCAGATGAAGGATGTGGATCTTCTATCGCCTCTCTGCGTCTGTTTTCCAATTCTTTGGCATAATCCAATCCAATTTCGCTGGTGATCGTCTTCTTGGACTTGATCCCCATGTCCATGTATTCCCGATTTGCCCTTGCCTCTGCACCTTTGTCTCGGATCTCCATAGATGGAGCCGAAATTTCCAGCTTGATGGTTTTTTTCCAATCAAGTGGGACTAATTCCGCTAAAGCAGCGTTGTCCAAAGCTCGAATGACAATCTGCTTGAAGCATTTCTGGTATGTTCGTTGCATACGAACAGCAGAACGCAAAAACGGGCTTTCCGCAGTCAACGACGAAGCGAATGACATTGAATCTGCACGGCCACTAACCAGCCATTCTGGCGCAGAAAACTTCATGCCAGCAGCACGAAGCACAGCTTGAAGAACTTCCAGATGCGCACCAACATTCTTTCCGCCAGGAGGCTCAACATACTTGGTGTTGTTGGTCATGTCCAATACAGCACCAGGTGTCACCGTAGAATACCCAGAAAATGCGCTGGGAAGCATATTTCCTGGGATACCTTGAGAATACGGATATCCACTTTTCTGCGTATCCAGGAAATCGTCAATTTGGTCTGCGGTTACACCTTCATGCTCTCTAATCGCAGCAATTGCCGCTTGGATTGCAGAGCCTTCACCGACATTCCTTGTAAGTTTCAATGCGAGATTGAACATTTCCAGCGTAGAAAATGTAAAGTCGGAAATTCCACGCTTCATGGCAGCAGTAACATTTGTTTTCAAATGAACAATATCTTTTGCATTGATAATATTGTCAGTTACAGCCGTGCCCGTCTCATTATTGTATTTGACATTGTATGCATACACAGTCTGCGAATCCGAGGGATCCGTCTGGATACCAAATCCCCATTCAGGAAACGATGTGCCTGCTGGTTGTGTTACTAACTCAGGCTCCACCATCCGCAATTTTAGATTGCCATCTTCCTGATTAAACATTCGCACAAATACTTCACCGTCATACCGACTACGCCTAAAAATCTCTTCTTGAACCGAGACAAAGTCTGAAATCTCATACCAGTTATTGACAAATTCCTGGCATTGTGCCGCACCTTCCGGGTCATCTTCGCTAGAGAAATGGGCCATAAACCCATTTCCGATGACATAACTGATCATAGTTTCTACGACACCATTTGCATTTGGGTTCGTACGATAACAAAACCGACTGGAATTCCTAATCCTACCCAAGTCCTGCTCATTACGAACAAATGGATAATCTGCACCATACGCACGGTCAATCGGGTTGTTTATGCCCCAAGACGCATAACCAATAGCATTGTATTGGTTGGTCCCCACCATGAAGGCATCGCCTTGAAGCTCCGAGGGGTAGTACGGATACCCCCAGCTCTCCTTCACAACTTTGTGCCCAGGATTCTGTGGCAACTTTCCTTTCCAACCCAATGCTTCCCAGACTTTTTCAAACATATTATGCTTTCAAAACTTTTACTGGAGGTCGGAATTTACCATTTGCTACCGTCAACAATGTTCTAAATGCCAACTCCATGGCATCTGGTCCGTCGTCATACTTCGCTGATGGGAACAGACGAATCTGATCCAGCAACAACTGCCCGTACGGATTTTTCATTATACGGAATCGCTTCTGTTCCAGAAACGGTCCAAGTCTGCGTATACGAACTTCCTTCTTTATGTGATTATGAACACCTTGGGTCATAATTCGTAATCCCATAAGATCACTTTTCTTTACCAGGTTCTGAACAAGCAAGTGTTGGAAACTGTTTGTTTCACATGTTACCAACTGAGGCCTATATTTCTGGTACAATTCTAACACATTGTCGACAATAGCTTCAGACGACATTCTTGCAATCAACGGATTGATCAAAACACTGTTGTCTTGCAATCTACCCGCAATGATAATCGCACAATAGTCACCATTTTTGCTCTCAACCCCTTTGGATGGGTCGATTGCCATGACAATTTCTTTCAATTCTTCTCGTTTTGGCCATGGTTTATCCCACCAAATATCATCTCCAAACAGGTCTTGAGGCCATTCTGTAGCACCTGGCGCAGTAGGATTTTGCTGGTAAAGAGCCTCAAATTCCCGTGTTCCTAGCGATGTTTTGATCTGTTCCAGTGCTGCTATGTCGTATTTTTCAGGCCATAACGACTCACCAGGAGCCCTAGGATCATCAATATTACGATCCGTAGTGGCAATTGCTGGCAAACACAGATATTCAAACTGATCCGCAGTCTTGTCCATGGATTGTAGTTGGAGAACGGATCCAACAAGGTCTTCCGGAGACCATCGTGTCATAACGACCAGGATTCGGGCATCTTTTTCTGCCCTTGTACGGAAAGTAGACTTGTACCAATTCAAAATATTCTCTCGCACAGTAGGCGAGTCCGCATCCTGTCTATTTCTAATAGGATCGTCTACAATCAACCATCTTGCCCCCATACCCGTAATTGACCCACCAACGCCTGCGCTGCGGTAATACCCTTTAGCCCCTACCAATTCAAACAAGTCCGAAGTTCTGGTATAACTTTCTGACACAGATCCTCGACCGCCTTGTCCTTCAGGAAGTCTGGAATTCGGAAAAAGCAGCTTGTAAGGCTCACTGCACATATACCGCTGAACATCCCGATTGATACGGCCTGTCAATTCGCTGGAGTAAGAGCAGGCCATCACCTTGTCGTCACGGTCTACACCCAGAATGTAAGAAGGAAGGAGCCTTGAAATAAGTTCAGATTTTCCAAACCGTGGAGGCATGGATACACATAACCGACGAAGTGCATCCGGATGATCCTCCGGAAGAAACATTCGTTCAATTTTGTCGATAATTAACTGATGATGCCAGTTACACGAAAACTGTGGAAACACAAACTCGCAAAAATGCCTAAAACTTGTTCTGGCATTCTTTCTTTTGGCCAATTCTTCGACCATCTGGTCCAATTCAGACATTGTTTGCAGTATCCTCAATGGGTTTTATAACTACTGCGTCGTCAATCCGTATCACAGTCTTTTTTGAGTCCAGACGCAATTTCTTAGCCCTTTCTTCCACAAGTCCATTCAATTGTTCATCACTCATTTTGGTTGGATCGGTTTCATGGGTCAATTTGTGATTAATCTCAGTCCTTGGCGTATACCCTCGGTCTTTACCCAAGGTTTGCAATGCCAATTTAACCGCCCATGGCGTACCGCTGACAACCGCATCCGTGAAATGGCCTTCAGCCACATCCACAATCATATTCCGCAGCTTGTTGACCAATTCTTTCAATTTAGGACGCACAGCAATGAATCGTGACAATCTCCATAACGAAACACCCAATGCCTCAGATGCTTTAGGAACAGATCCATTACAAGCTTTCAAAGTGGATACAACCTCATTGTACCCAAGACGACGACCACGCTGAGGAAGATGCTCATCCTTCATGTGACTTCCTCCTCGAATCCACATCCAGAATCAAACGGCGAATAAACAATTCACTTATTGGCTCCTCAAAATTCACGCCGTATTTTTTGCAAATATTCTCAAAGTCAATCATCCACGGATCCATTCCACTAAGCGCACACTTTTGTAAGAAATCCACATATAATTTACTGACAGTATCGTCTTCGCCTTCTTCTATTCCATTGTCATACAAAGCTTTAGAGTACCAGGATTGAAACTTCTTAGTGTCTTTTTCGTAAATGGACGCTTCCATATCAAGCTGGTAGTCCAGAAAAATAGGACTATCTATTTTGCCATTCCAACATCCTTCAATCCCATAGGAATGTAACCTGTTCATGGTCTTCCTATGCATATCCACAATAATGGTCATTACCTCAGATTTCGACATCTTTGAAGATGATCGACAAGCCAAACCTGTAAACAGTGGAATGTCTAAGTCATCCTCATCTTCTTTTATAAAGAAAAATCCACAATACCAGTCAGCATTCTTGTTCTCTGCCAGTTTTCGTTTGGCAATGTACGAAAATTCAAGATTCGCCTCTACCGTGTTATCACCTAAGACTCCATGAAAATACTCTTTTCCTAATATCTCAGTCAGACGCTCTTTCAGGGACTGACCGGTCAATGTCATGAGTCATATCCCCCGTATAGTTCCAACGGTATGTCATCAAAGTCCTGACGGCCAAGACTTGGGTCAATATCCCGATTGAATACAGCATAGATGCCATACTTCTTTTCCAGCACCCAATCCGCCCACCTTGCAGCCAGTTTCTCAGAATCAAACTCACGATACACATAATACGGTTTCTCTGCGTACTGTCCGCTGATCCGTACTCGTCCACGCCATTGACCTGGCAACCCAACAAAGCCAGGATCGTATTGAACGAAGAAATAGATGGACCCTATCCTTCGAACCCCTCGCCTCATCTCCGAAAATTCCTCGCTGACATATTTCACATTGTCCGGCGAAGCTTTCTTGGACGGGTCACACAGCACAAGATGGCAATTCCCTGGTCTTGGATTCTTGGAATACCAAACCATGAAATCTTTCTTGTATCGCCAAACATTGGCCACATTCTGATTCTTCTGGTAACGACCATACCAGTTATCCGCATATTTGCGCAGGCCGATCAGGCCTTGGCTCTCATATGTCGCTGGAATATACTCCAACTTGTTTTTGCCAAACGATCTGGATTTAATGGCCATGATCTGGGCCAATTGTTTTGGATCCTTTCCAGGAACAAGTTTCGGAGAAAGTTTTCTTTTCCTCGGCATGTCACTTTCCTTCGAGAATCAATCTAAGGACAACTAAAGGGTTCCTCAGTAAATCTCGGATGACCTCGATTTACTTCGTCACTCATCGCCGTAGGCGATGTTGTATGACTTGTCGTCGTCGCAAGCTCCTAGACAACTGTTTTTTACAATGTAATGTAAGTCTGAAAATGCTAATCTGTCCTCATTACATTTTTGTAAGGCTTGTAAAGCCTTAGCAGGAAACGAAATAAAGTTTGTCTGGGCGTTGACGATGTCTTTGATTTTCGCTGAGGAAAGCCATCTCCTATGCTACAATGCCTGTGTTGCACCTAGGAACGGAGAATCAATGAACCCAGTAGACTTTGTAATGAAGATGCCTTGCGGCTCTATCGAGTCCGTCTTTAAACAAGAGGCTAACCAAATTTTGCTAATAGCAGAATCCAAGTATGACCAGCTATTAGGCATGGAAAAAACACTGGAATTCAGTATGACCAAAACTGAAATCCTGGAACTGTCCGCCAGGTTACTTATTGCAGGTCTTGAACTGAAAGATGAGGAGGTTTGACATGAAGAAAAAGAAAGTTGTTACGGCCAAGGTGAAAAAGGTACACAAGGACATTGACAAGAAACAAAAGAAGAAGGCAAAACCCAATCCAAAACCAAAACCAAAATATGTGGTTTTGCTTAAGAATCCTAGCATTGCCAAAGTGTTACACGCTCTGGCTCTTGGCTATGTCATCCGAAGACGACTGCTTGAAGGTGATTTCGAATATATCTCTTTGGCAAACCAGTTCTTGTCTTGTGAATCTCCGGTTAATGGTCAACTAAAGTGGGACATACACACCATAGATTTTTCCATGTCAGACTACTGGGAAGTCTTATTCCCAATAGGCCCGACAGGAGTCGAACTTGTCTGAGCCAATAACCCAAATCAAGAAAGCCTCATGGACACTTTGCGAGTGCTGTGAGGATTACTGGTGCAATATCCACCAAGACCATGTCTACGACTGCGAGTGTCCTCCACTCGAAGAATGGACAGTAGACCCCTATGGCTTACAGGACAAAGGGCCATGCGAGAACACATGAATAACAGACTACTGTCAAGCACAGACATCGCTGCTATCGAGGCGAAGTGGATCGATAAGTTACCAAGGACCCATTGGGAAAACTGTCATCTGACCAGCGGACATCAGTCCTGTGCAATTGCCAAACTCCTGATGCACATCCAAGAACTCGAAAAACTGAAGTGATAAATATGGACAAGGATGTCCATAGAAATAGTTTTGAGTTTCTATACCGAGATGAGTTTTTCAGATTTCAAAAGTAAAACCGTTTTACCTCCCTAGAGGATAGCGGAGTGAGAGTAGGTGTGAAGGGATGGATGGGTTGGAAGGGAGTGTAGGTTGGGGTGGTGAGAGGGTAGGGGAGGGTTTTGAAGTTTTGAAATCTATGTCTCAGCTATAGTGGTTCGTTCTTATTCCATAGGATTTGGGTCCCCTGTTTTTCGGTCGTTTTTTGGTCGTTTCGGCCTCGATTCCGGCCCATTACTCTCCCAATTATCGTGGTCCTGAGCTCTCCGGCCGTGGTTTGGCCGTGTCATCGTGTCCAGGTGGCTGGCATGTCATCCGGTCCAGTCCGGTACGGTGTCCGGTGTCCGGTGCCTGGTGTCTGGCTGCAGGGTGTCCGGTCAGGCGGGTGGTGGCCAGGTAGGCGGCTGGTTGGGGTCGATGCCTTCAGCCGGGGCGGGCGTGCGGGTGGTGGGAAGTGTGAGGCGGGCTGACCATGTGGAACCGGAGTCAGCCGGGGCTGTTTGCTGGTCTGGGGGTGCCTTCCTGCTTACCCCTCCACCGGTCAATCGCCCCTCCCCTCTCCGTTACTTCCCCTTCCCCTTCCCGGCCGTCCCTCATTGTTGGGGTCCGGTCCCCTGCCGGTTACCTTCCCTGGTGTTGGTGCCAACCAACGAAAAACCCGGGGGTGTTTCCTCCGGGTTGCGTGCTTCAGGTTGTCCGGCCGTGCGGCTCAAAATGTGATTGCGTCGTCGCCCTCTTCCCATGGTCCCTCGTCAAGCAGCCAACGGCGGTATTCTGTGGCCGTGTGGGCTGCTGCGATGGCTTGTGCCCAAAGAGCCTGGCGGATTTCCTGCAAGTGGTCCGCCTGGGTTTGGTGCATTGCTTCGGCGATGCGGTACAGGTTTCTTTTGCTCATCGGTCGTTTTCCTGTGGGGTACGGTTTGCGTATCGGGTTGTGGTCGTTTCGGTTTTTTCTCTGATCAATAGCTCGCCATATTCTGGCCTTGTGTGCTTGATTTCGTAAAAATGGGTCAATGCTCGGTCATAGCTGGTGCATGTATCGGTTAGAGCGTTAAAATGCCCGGTATGGTGGATATAGCCGACTGTCCAAACTGTTTCAATGCTGGTGGTTTCCATGGTTCGATCCTTTCCTAGTTGGGTTATCGTTCAAGCTTCCACTGTCCGCCGATGCGCTCCAAATTCTTGGAGTGCATTTCCTTACCAAGTCCCTTTAGGACCAATTTCAAGCCCCGTAGGGTCAAAGTCCGGGGGTGATAGATGGTATGCTGTTCAGCTATTCCATCTGGGGTGCAGCTAATGTAGTCAATCCTGTATTTGCTTATGATCGTTTTCCTTTTCTGGTTTGGTTGGGGTTGGCTAGTTCGACCATTCGATAAAATTAATTTGGGCACCAATAAACGCTAGACCGTGCAAGTTTTTTGCATAGTTTGCGGTCCATTCTGCGTCTTTTAGGTACTCATAGTATTCGATTACCTGGGATTCGGTAAAATTCAAAATAAGCTGGTACATTGTCTTCGTTTCCTTTCGTTCACTTTTCACTGCCTGCCTCACTGCTAATATATTACTCGGGTTTCTCCTGGGTGCAAGTCCAGTCAATCCAACAAAAACAAAAATATTTTTTTTTGCTGCAGGGCTTGCGTTTCCTCATCCGAAATGTAATAGTATCCCTACGGGGGCGTGATTCCCCGGGTTCGTGTGTGATTGTGAGGGCTAGAAAGTGAATATCATGTATCGGGTGTCTGTTCGGTTTTTGGATTTCAGGGAAAATGATAACGGGGAATACGGCACGGTATCGTATATTTCCCGGTTTCTTCCTGCAGGTCTCGGCGACGCAATGTACACTGCGAAAACAATGGGGTCAATCGCTCCATCCGTATACAATGCCAGCGAACCTTGTTCGGTGTCATTTACCAAATTTTGGATGGATTAGTTCCCGGTGCCGCTTATCCGTCCCCTCGCCATTGGTGGGGGGATGGGTGAATCGGCATTTGGGCCGGTTGTTTTTTTTTTCGTGTGTGTGTGATTGTGAGGTGTGATTGTGGCGAAAATTCCGGGCGTGATTCTTTATCGTGGGCCGTCTCGGTTCGATGGCTCTCCTATTGTGGTGGTGGCGACCTTTTCAAGTAAAAATGGCAAAACGGGAAACATGATCCAAACCTGGATTCTCCGTTCCCGGGTTCATCCTTCCCGGGCTGTCCGTCGTGGTCGGGATGGGGCGGTATGCGGCACTTGCCGGTTTCGGGGCGGCCGTGGCTGCTATGTGCAAGTGGGGAAGGCTCCTGCGGCCGTGTGGAGGGGTTTCAAACGGGGAATTTATCCGGTGTTCGATCCGGTCGCCCATGGGCCTCTGTTTTCCGGTCGTGCCATTCGCTTGGGGTCATATGGCGACCCGGCGGCCGTCCCTCCCTCCGCTTGGCGTGAGGTCCTCCGGCTCTGTTCCGGTGGGCATACGGGTTACACCCATGCATGGCGGGGCATCGGTGCCGATTACCTCGGCCTGCTGCAGGCCTCGTGCGATAATGCGCACGAGGCATCCGTTGCCCATGCGGCTGGCTGGCGGTCGTTCACTGTCTTGCCTGGCTCTCTGGAGTCGTTCAACGGGGCGGAATCGCTCACCGGGTTGGGTGTCCTCTGCGTTGCCGAAAGTCGGGGTCGTTCGTGCCTTGACTGCCGGTTGTGTTCCGGCTCAAAGTCGAATATCTGGATTCCTGCGCATGGTTCGGCCGTTGCCAAGGCCCGTTTGTCCCTCGCCATGGTCTAAGCGGGCGGTCGTTCGGCTCCTGGCTCCTGGCTCCCTGGCTCCCTGGTTGTTTGGTTCCCTCGGGGGTGGTCTCCGGGGGTGTGCGGTTTCGTGGTTTCCCCTGGGATTGTCTCCCGGGTGGTGGGGGGGTTGTTATGCCTTCAGATTCGCAAATTGCAGACGGGTTGCGGCCGATCCTGCGGCAGATTGTCGGGCGGTGCCATGTCGCCGATTCTCTGGATTCGGTCATCGATTATGCCAAAAGTCGCCTAGCTGCGGGTGCCTGGGAGTCGATGTCTTCCAAGCATCAACTGATTTTCCAGATTGTCTGTCGGGACTTGCACAAACAGAATCGGGAACTGTACCACCATGTTATGGGTGGAACCGTAGGACGATAGGGGGTATAAAATGGCAAGGATGCTTTTGCGTGCTGCCCTGGGCGTTTTTGCCCTGGGCCTGGTAGGCTGTCGCCATACGGAAACGGTGGTGACGGTGTTCTATTCCAATGGGCCTACCCAGATAGGGGTTACCCATGTTTTAAGGTGATGGGGGTATCGTGGTTAAAAATTGGGATCTATTTGCCCCGGGGAGTCTGAGTATCCTCGGGGTGGTGGTGGCGGTGTGTATGTGGATCATCCTGGGCGGTCTCGGGCCTACTCGGGACCGGAGGGATCCGGAGATACGACAACTCGAGGAATTGACATTTGAGGGTGAACGCCTGGAGGCTCTGCGCCGGTTGCAGATCGAACGGCCTGGGCGGTAATGTGGTGGCGGTATCCTATGGCCTGGTACCGTCGCTGGAAGGTTGGCCATGTGAGGTTGTGACATGTGGAAACGATGGGAATCGGGAAGGTTTACCATGCCCTGGAATCATCAGGGGATACCGTACACTGTGTCCGGACATTGGTCCGGACTAATCTACCATGATCGTGACGAGTGGGATCTACCTGGTGGGTGGATTGAATACGAAATCCATGGGGTGGATGATTTGGAATTCAGCCAGGGGGGTACCCAGTGCGAAACCGGGGCCCATGATTCCCTGGCGGTGGAGTTCAGGCGGGATCTGGGACCGCTGGAAGAATTCCTCGTGCGATAAGGTACTCAATAGGAAAGGAACTGCGTGATGAGTTACACCATATACAGGACGACTGCAAAACCTGCCGAATGCCATGTGACATCCGTCACATACCTAGGCTACCATGCCACAGAAAATGACCTCCACCGTTGGTGGTCGTCCTTCATAACGATCTACCACAATAGGAAGTTGATGGAGGTTCTCGGGATTCAGGTTGAGAATTTTAGATCACCCGGCGAGGCCATCGACTACTGGCTATGGTCGGATGGCATATGGTCTGACCGGTTGGATCAGATTCTAGGGAAATCCGAATAGGATCGGCCTGATGGAAATAGAATGGGGTACCCGGCGGATTACCTGGGCCTATGTGGGCCTGGGGCCGGGTTCCCCTGTCTGCTATCGTGTGAGGTGCGGTGATGAGACGATGGGCGGTAACCAGTGATGGCAATTGTGCATTTGGGCAAAGCTTGCCCGAATGCATACGGAAACTTAACAAAAGGGGTGTAGATGTCACCGATGTCAATTTTGAGTTCCAGTTTTGGGGGATCCCCGAGGAGTGTTCCTGTGAATGGGCAGGGGATGGCTGGTCATGGGATTTTGTGGCTCCCGTGCTGATTCCTCTCACGGAGTCCAAGGAATGAGATCTCGCCCTTGGCCTAATGTCACCCATGTCCAAATCCGGATGGACGGTATCCGGATGGACGGTTACCCGGATGATTGGCAGGATCCGGTATCAATTGTTGAACTGCTCCGGAATCCTCCCAGGAATCCGGACAGGTGGCTGGTCCGTCCTGTGACCATCCCAGGTGGTCCGAGTGCGGCCATTCTAGACTACTGTCTAATCTACTTCCCAAGCTTACCCGAGATGGTCCGTATGGGTCTGGTAGATGGGATCGACCAGGTTGCCCCTACCCCTGCGGAAACCATGTGGGATCCTGTGGCAGAGTCCGCTAGGGTTGCAGAGGATCTGTTGTGCAGGTCGCCGCCTGTGGTGGCGGTATGCCCTGCCGGTCGTTTACAGGTGGTGGTTGGCCTTGCCCAGGCACCCAGGTTGCGACCGGCTGACAGGCACAGGTTGGCTATCCTGTGCCGGGATCAGGGAATTACCCCAGCGAAAACCTCGGGTGGATTCTGGAATCTCTTATTGTGTAGACTGGAAGACACGGCACCTCAAATTGCCATGGTGGTTGACCGTCAGCCTGGAGCCACTCCAGGGCTGATTAATGTTGGAACGGAAGATAGTCCTTTTTGGATTTGGAGGAAAGGATCATGATGATGGATGTAGCTACGCAAGTGACCCCCAATACCGTGACGATAACGATACCCAGGGGCTAGATGTCGTCGGTTTTGGTGATACTGCACGAAGCCGAAAAAAGACTCAAAATCCGATATGCCCATCTAGACGAGATGGGAAAAATCGGTGAGGCTTCCCAGGTCAAAATGGACCAGGAAGTATTAAACAAATTGGCAGACAGCATCCTGTTGGGGATCTGTCCAGATTCAAGCGATGAGGATCAGAATGAAACGGCATCTGTATAGACTCACTACCCCGGGGAAGACCATGGACGCAGTAGAAATTGAAACCGAGGACAATGGACAGAGCTGGACCTGTCGAGCCGGATTCAACGGCCAGACCGGTCGCCGCCTGGCTGTATTCACCCAGTTCACGGAGGCGGTACGATTCGCCAGCGAAATGGGGGCGAACATTGCCAAGGATCGGCATCTGATTACCCAGACTAACATTACGAAAATGTAATTTTAGTTTATGTTACGACACCTTATGTCGAAACGAGTCTAGGAGCCTGTCGACGACGACTCCTACTTATCGCCGCCTCACGGCGGCTGTGACGAGACAAATCGAGGTCATCCGAGATTTGTCGAGGAACCAACTAGTAGTACCCGGATCGAAATCAGTCAGAGTTTTTGTGAAATAACTTGACACCATCCGGGAAAGATGATTAGATAGTGCGAGGGAAACGGTTTCCCTTTGTGTGATGCGAGTGAAAGGATGTGGATGATGACGAAGCAATGGTTTAATTCTGAAGTGATCGGCGACGATGTTATGGCGGTCGTCGTGGGGAAGGCATTTCCCCAGATGGGTGATATCGATCCGGGCACTTACCCGGTAGACCTTACGGTCAGTGTCACTGACAACTACACCCAAACCACCACCACCAAGCGGGTGGTGGGAGTGGTCAAGCGGGAGAAGGATCACTTAATTGCACCAACCGCCACGATTCCGTGGCTGACTGTTTGCGCCAGGTTGGCAATCAGCATGGGCGCAACCCACGACAACATTGTCAACAAGCTCCGAGAGGCTATTCTTTCGGCGACAACTGGGGAAGTGGACAATGCAATCCGGGCATTGGACATGCGAGTGGCCGGATCAATCGACCAAATCAAAAGGGAATTGGTCGAGGGTGTGCCAAAAACACCCAGACGGGGTTCAACCAAGGTTACCATCACCGAGGTTACCGAGGATGACTCGGTCGAGGTAGTCACTAATGCGTGATGTGATCGCATGGGCCACCGGCTTACTGCTGGTGGCCCTTATTTCATGGGTGTCCCTGTGGCTGGTAGGTGATGACGATGAGTCCTGAAGCATTGGATCATGAGCTGATATACTCCGCCATCTACCGGGCAAACCGTGCCAGGAAGGGGTGGGCTCTGAACCTCACCGAGGATGATGTCCAGGACCTGGCTGTCAGAATCCTCCGGATGTTTTCCAATAACTACGACCCATCCCGCAGCAAACCCTCTACATTTATCTATAAGAGCGCAAAACTGGCCTTGATGGGTCTTGCGTCGAATTACAAGAAAAAGTCGGCCAGAACGCAAATTCAGGCCGTTCTCTTTGATTTGGACAAGCCAGCCCCGGAACCGGAACAGGATCAGCTAGAAAGTTTGGACAGATCCATAGTTTTTAGTCAACTGTCCGAGGCAGTACAGTGCCTGGAACCGAGGATGAGGACAATACTGGACATGTTTTATGTTCAGGATCGGACCAACATACAGATTGCTGCCTACCTCGGGATCTCCGAGGCACGGGTTGGTGTTCTGAAACGGCGTGGGTTAGAAAGCCTACGGTTTTTCTTGTCCGGCGTGACGCTGGACGCATTGCAGGAGTAATGAGAATGTGGGAACTATTGCGATCTGCGCTAGGGCTGGATCCTCAGCGAAATGTACCGGTGGAGCCAACGGAAGATGAAGATATGGATGACATTTGGTTTGAACAATTCATCTATTCCACAAAACGGGCATCGGAGTGGCGAATAAAGGCCACAAGCCTTCGTGTTTTGCTCTTGGCTGTGAAACTGGAATTGGAACATCACAGGGAGGTTCAATATTATCGGCGGACTCCTGAAGATGCTTGGCTGTGGGATCTACTGCCAAAAATAACAGAAGTTCTTGAGAATGATTTTTCAGAGGATGCGTAGGATCTATTCGTGTTGCAATTTGAAAGAAATGAAAGGAGTGTGGGCAATGAGTGAACCAAAACTGTGTTATGTGAAAGACCAATGGGCATACTTCACAGATCTGCCTTTGAGTGAAGTTTACGGTGACGGATGGAACAAAAGGCCATACGAACACAATACCTATGCTCCTAGTTCCTATACTGTAAAGCTTTGCTATGAAGGATCTTTTGAGACACCGGCAGAACGAGGCGGATACAATTCCAGTTACTGTGTTGAAGAAATCAACAACGGTTTTATTCCATGGCTTACCACATCCAGGTGGGATGATGCTACGCCAGTAGTAATTCCGGCAGGCACTACCCTGTCAGAATTCAAGCTTCTGATTAAACTGGGTGGTGGTAAAATCTATGTGGAGGAAAAGGAATGAGTAAAGACAGTACCCCTGAAACAAATAATCAAGCAACCTTTGAGTCCTTTTTGGAGGCTTTAAAATGGCGCATCGTCCGGCGGGAGAATGATCGAGTGATCATCGAGCGAATCGAAACTGGGAAACAAATTAAGATACAGGAGGTAAACAATGAAAACTAAACAAGTCGAATTTGAAGGCGAAATTGTGCTGGATGATTGGCGAGTGGTGGCCAGCTATGAACATCCTGATGTATTCAAGTTAAATATTTTTCAGGAAGAAGAAGGAAGGGAAAGGATTGGCGTGGGGATTCAGTTAACCAAAGATCAGTTCACGGATTTGAGAAATCTCCTCAATGCGGTGGATCTTGCCGAGCAAGTGATCATCTAAAATTCAAATAAGGAGGATGAGAAATGAGTTTAGTGAAAGTGAACAGACGGACCAATATTCGACCGCTAACCGACGAGGAAAGGGATCGAGTAGATAAAGTCCACAAAGTGGCCAGAGCACAAATGGTCAAGTATGACCATGACACACAACAAGATGCATTGGTTTTGTGCCTATGCAACTGGGTAAGAAACAGGCATAAATGCCCTGACATCAAAGACTCTACTTTTATAGGTAAGTCTGCGATTTTCCAAAGTGCCTCGGCACTAAGAGCCAAATTCTCAAAACAAAAGCTTTATGAACGGAACCAGGTTTCGCTGGTGGAAATTGAGTCCTTCGGTATGGCCACCGATGTGGTCGATACCAAGCTTGACATTGAGTTCATGATGCAATGGGTAAGGAAAAAACTTTGGAATCTTCCAAGGGACAAACGCCAGGTGATGAGGTTGATTCTGGACGGATACACTCAGTTGGATGTATCCAAGACAATGAGTATGCCTAAGGGCAGTGTATTTTCCGCAGTCAAGTACTGTGTTGATTACTTGGTCGAGGAGCGAAGAAAGGAATTCAATGATTGCCACTAGTGAATTGATTAGTCAAAACATCGGCCTTGTGTACAAGGCAATGCATGCAAACAAACTAACAGAAAACCAAATCAAATCCGACATGGGTCAGCATGTTTGGATGCGACTGATGGCGCAGGCCAAGTCATTCAATCCAGAGAAAGGTAAACTGTCTACCTGGATTTTTACCACCGTACGGTTTGCGGTAATGGAAGCCAGGAAGAATATGTGGAAGCCTGAGCAATTAGTGTTCGTAAATGACTATTACGACCATAAAGTTGAATATCTTCCCGAAACCCCTGACATTATGCTGTACGACAAAATTTCCGAATTTATCGACAAAAATTTGGAAGCCAAAGAAAAAAAGATTGTACTGGAATGGTTTTATAATCACAAACCGTTCCGGGAGATTGCAAAAGAACTCGGAATGTCTAAAAGCAGAATTGCATTTATTTGTCGAAAAGCACTAATCAAGATTAAACAACACATAGGAGATCCTGATGAATGACATCCCTTTGTTTGTATGGGTTGTTGTGGCAATATGGCTGGTCATCGACTCCATGTGCAAATTGGAGCGCACCAGTCGAGAGGGAGAAGAGGATGAGTGACACTCCCGATATTCAATGGCTAATAGCCAGGGTGCATAAGCTGGAATATGCCATTCTTCAACATAAAACTCTTTTGGAGAATAGTAAGTGTTACCATACAGCGTTGGAGAATGAAGCTAACAAGGATCTTTGGGAAATAGTAGGAAGGAGCTCGGAATGCTTAGTGCGTCAGTAATTGCAGATTCGGTGGCGAATGATCCCTATACGAGGTGTACGACATTTGTATTGAACTTTCCTCGGTTTATCCTTGCACAGTTCAACACACACAGGGCGTTCTCCCGAAATACGGCATCCAGTAGGGCAATACCCACGAAAAAACTGATTGCCCAAGTGGAAGCGAACCCCTATATCCCAAAAGTTTGGGGTGTGAATAAGCCTGGCATGTTCTCGGATTCAAATCTTGAACCTTTTTACGCTACTATGGCGGAAATGAATGCAAGACTTGCGTTGAACCATATGATAGAGCATGCCAAGTTTTTAGCACAACTTGGAGTTCATAAGCAAATTGTTAATCGGTACCTTGAACCGTTTATGTGGGTTAAGGTAATCATGACCACAACAAAAAAAGGTCTGGACAATTTCTTTTCTCAGCGACTGCATCATGCGGCGCAGCCAGAAATGCAAGAGTTGGCCCAGGCAATGAAAATTGCGTATGATGCTTCCACACCTACACATATTGAGTATTTACAATGGCATTTCCCTTTTGGATTGGATCTGCCAGATGTTTCCGTAAGTGATAAACAGAAAATTGTGGTTGCCAGGATTGCTAGAGTATCTTACGACAACCACAATGGGATTCGAGATGTAGATGCGGACATCAAATTGGCAGATCGACTTGCAGCAGACAATCATTGGTCTCCATTTGAGCATGTGGCCATGCCTTGGTCAATGAAAACAGGAAACTTGGATGGATGGATGCAACTTAGGCACTTAGTGGAGAGAGTAGGATGGCCGTCTTAACTGGATGGGAAATTGCAGATCAAATTAGAAACGGAAGGATTACGGTTTTACCATATTCCCCTGCGAAGATTAGTCCTGTAAGTTTGAATGTTACGCTGGGAAACACCATTGTTACATACAACAACAGGGTTCTGGACTGTAAACTACAGGAGCCTACCAGCCGAATTGAAATACCTTCCAGGGAAGGACTCTTGCTTCAACCTGGAACAGTGTATCTGGGTCATACCGTAGAACGGATCCATACGGATCATTATGCTCCTGTACTGGAAGGGAGATCCTCGGTAGGGCGGTTAGGATTGGAGATCCATATTTCAGCAGGCTGGGGAGACCCAGGGTTTGATGGAACATGGACATTGGAACTATCAGTGGTACAACCACTGTGGATTTACGCAGGAATGGAAATCGGTCAAATTGTGTTTCATACTTTGACTGGAGAACCAAAACTGTACATTGGAAAGTACCAGGATCAGGCATTGCCAATGCCGTCTGGGTTGTGGAAGGAATCCCACAAATGGGCATAGAAGATGCCGTCAAGCAAGCTTGGGAAAAGACTGGAGGGACTTATCTAAGCATCGATGATGAGTATGCCGATTTCTCCCTGTACCGGGATGGAACCAAAGTGGCTATGGGGATTTACTCGATTGATGATCGCCTGTGGCCAGAATATCGGGTAATTGAATTGTGGCGATTATGTGATTATGATGCCAAAATCACTCCGCTATTGGTTACCCGGATTCCTTACGGGGACAAATGGGTCAACTTGAACTTTTGTGACATTTCCAGGATTTTTATTGAGAACGGTAATGTTAATATAGATGCAGTGGCAATGAAATTCCTGGAAGATTTGAACGGAGAATTGCGATGAGTGACCCGGTAAAGCCTAAGCATTATTATCCAAAAGATGACAGTAGCATTCACTGTCACAAAGCTCAGAAAGCAGCTTTAGGATTAGAAGCTTTTTGTGATTACATGATTGGATGTGCCATAAAATATGAATGGAGGTGGAGAAGCAAAAATGGAGTAGAAGATCTGAAAAAAGCAAGGGAATGTCTAAGTATTGTTATATCAGAACTTGAATCTGAAATTCCAATAGGAACCATTTAGTGTACAATGTCACATCCCAAAAAGGAGATGTGATGAAAACACACAAGTTCCGTATGACAATTCCTCCTAGTGTCAATTCTATTTGGCATCGAGGAAAAAATGGAAACTTCCTTAACCCAAAATACCGAACATGGATTGATTTGAACCAGGCAATTGTGGAAGAACAAATGGGAAAATATCCTCCCATTTCCCTATGCCATATTCATATCCAAGTGTTTGGAGGTAAAGGACTTAGAAAAGGCCGGGACATTTCCAATATGGAAAAAGCCATTGGAGATCTACTGGTCAGGGCATGCGTTATTGTGGATGATCACTATGATGTATTACAGAAGAATACCCAGGAATACATGGGTAAAGCCGAAGAATCTGGACCAGCATACTGTGATGTGTTGGTGCATGAACTGAGTGAAGACCAAAGAAAGGTGTGATGATGTCTAGAAAATTTGATTTTGTTCCTCCGGTGTCTCATCCGCATACTTACGGATCCTTACAACTCGTCCGTAAGATTGGGGATAAGCTCTGGTTGCCTCTTGCCAATAACCATTACATTTGTGTTGAGTTGCTCGACACAGGCCGAACCAATGGCCTGATCCGTGTGACAGCACCAAAAGATCTGCCGATTATTCGAGGCGAAAGTCTTGGGTTTCCGGGATTGGCAGTGAATGATTGGGATCAATACGACAACGATGAAAATGCGCAGGATATGATTGACGAAAGGCATTCTGATTTTACGGAAAATGCCTAAGCCAAAGCCTGTGTCTGAATTTCTTGTCCCATGTTCTGCTGTTAACCGGACAATTTATATCACATCCAGTGGTGCCTTGCATGGTATCATTGGGTTGTGGTGTAGTTTGCGAAGGATGACGGAGGAAGAAAGGCAAGACATTTGTGAGGAAATCCTAGAAGAAGGATTTTTTTGCGGATATGACTTTTACGATGACTGGTATCCATTGTTGGCCAGGATATCCATTCAGGATCTTAATGCATGGATGGACGGCAACCGAGGGGGTATCCTCTTTGATACCTATGAGCCTTCAGAATATTTTGGGTTCATTTCATCAGGATATAATCACAGAAGGATGTGGTCCTATGACACATCTATTCCTATGCACACAAAGCAGATATCTGAAAAAATTATTGCTATGTGGGGCCAAGAGTCGCTTGTCCCTTACCACGCTATTGGTGGATGGGATGCGATACTTGGTCAAAAGGGCAAGCCAGAAATCCTGGTTGATGCTTATTCATTCCCTTGGATTAATACTCCAAATGTTTCGTTTTTGTTTACAGAACGAAAACTAAAGGCAATACAATCAGTGGCGCAGGCCTATTCCTTGCGTCCTGTGATTGTGGTCTATGCCTCTGAAACAATTCTTTGGGCAGACGCAATGAAGTTTGCTACAATGGGTCGTAGCATAACGCCGGGAAAGTTTCCCAGCGGAATGCCTAGTGACGATGAGACAATGGTAAGGATGGAATTATCGAAATTCCGACCATTGAGTGAATTGACAGATTTTTTCCAGGAGATTCGAAATGTCGATGTTTAAAGCAGCAAAAACTACATCCGTCAAGCTGACCATGGCAATTGTAGGAGTAGCAGGCGCAGGGAAAACCATGTCCAGTCTTCTAATCAGTCGAGGACTGGTTGGACCAGAAGGACGGATTGCGATGATTTCCACCGAAGGTGGGAAGGAGAATCTATACGCCAAACACATACCTGGAGGGTTTGACACTTGTGTGATTCGAGCTCCGTATACGCTGGAAAAGCTTCACGAAGCCCTGGCAGGTGCCGTTGCTGCCAAATATGATGCGGTCATCATTGACAGCCTTAGTTCCTTCTGGAATGGTCAAGGCGGAATCATGGAGCAGGTCGATGAGATCGGGGCCATGTCTAGCGGAAACGGATTTGCCGGGTGGAAGGTTGTCACGCCAAAGATTGACAAGTTACTGGAAAGGTTGAAAGATTTTCCTTGTCATTTGATGGTGTGCGTCCGGGCAAAGATGGCATACGAAATTGAAAAAGAACCTGGGCAGAAAGCCAAAATCAAAAAGTTGGGTCTTGAGCCTGTTTGGAGACAAACCGCTGGAAATGGAATTGAGTATGACATGGACAATGTCCTCACAATCAATGAGGATCATCGTGGCTTTATTGGCAAGACTCGACTGTTTGGAATTGCTAACAAACTGTTTGACAAGCCTGGAATCGAAGTCGGACAATTGTTACTAAATATTTTGGACAATGGTAACATCGACCAAAATGTTCCAGAAGAGGTCGTAGTTAATGCTGTTCCTGAAATCATTCCACAAGATGAAGTCGAGCCAGATGTAACCGAGAAGCAGAAGCTTTTGACCAAGCTAGAAGATCTTGCCATCAAAATAAAAAGGGATACCAACATTTGGTTTCCGCAGTTGGCGAAACATTTCGGAAAGGAGGATATTACAGCGGTTGCCAATACCAAGTTGAAAGAAGTAATTTTGAAAGTGACTAAGGATTTGGAAGCAAAGGGTTAATTTTATAGGCTCCCCGGTAGGAAACTACCGGGGCCTTTTTATTGGAAAGGAGACTGAAATGAAATTTGCTGAGATTATTCCGGGATTGTTGGAAGGAAAGAAATACTACAGAAAGGTTGTTAATGTAGTATATATTTTGCAGCTTGGCACTGAAGGACTTGAGTTTGTATCTGATAATGAAATGTTTCGTTCTGATGTTGTAGAGGAAGAAGATTTGAAAGCGGAATGGAAAGAGTATTCAAAATGGAAAGAAGCCCCTTGGTATACTGCGGTTGAATTTTCACGCCGTAACCCTCATGTAAGAATTCGCATAGGTGATTTTTACAGGAGCTGGAATGATTTTCATATAGGCGTTCCTCTTCAGTATTATCTGCAAAATCATGCCCAGTGTACATGGTACATCCCAGCGGAGGAGTCCAAGTGATCTCGGTAGAATTTCAATTGGATTTGCTCAAGCATCGTCTGAAGCATTTCACTCCTATTCGCCAAGGTGAATATGTTGCGTGTTGTGCATCACACAAAGATAATAATCCATCATTGTCCATTTCTGTGTCCGATACACAAAAAGTCTTGCTGCATTGCTTTTCACATGGTTGTAGTGCTAAGAACATTCTTCGTGCTGTTGGCTTAGGATTTTCTCCTAATGGAGAAATCATCGAAAAGCACAACGGGCCTGATTTGACCGCAGAAGATTTGGCTCCTGTTAAAACAGATCAATGGGACATATTTTCATGGCCTATTACGAAGACTTATGTTTATAGCGACGACAATGGAATGGACACACTGCGTGTCATACGCAGGGATAGTGATCCTGTTGTTCATGGTGTAACCAAGAAGGCTTTTTTCCAACAGTCACGAAATGAGCAAGGACGCTGGGTATTCAAAGTAGTATCGGGTACGGAAATACCTCCGTACAATCTGAACAAGATTATGAACTCATCCGGTACAATTTACATTGTTGAAGGGGAAAAGGCAGCAGAATACCTTGGCTCCTATGACAATATGGTTGTCACGACAAACCCAGGTGGCGCAGGAAAATGGAATAAGATTGCGCACCGACTTAAACACTATTTCACAGGAAGGAACATTGTTATCCTGGTGGACTCGGATGAAGTAGGACGAGCCCATGGAATTGACATTGCTTTGGACATGGAATCCTTAGGCGCAGCATCTATTAAGGTTGTTGACCTATGGCCACATGACACAGATGGAAAGGATATTGTGGACTGGCTGGAGGAAAGGGACATTGACATGTTTTATGATGTCGTCCTTAATACTCCTTCCTTCCAATTGGACCCAAGCACAACCGGATTCCGGCTTCCATGTGGTGCAAACTTTGAATCCTTAGCGCATCCTGATATTGTCCTTCGTGGTCGAGATTTTCTTGTGCCAGGCTTGATTTTAACTGGGTCACTATGTGTTCTGGCTGGCGGAGGTGGAGCAGGAAAGTCTTCTCTCTGCGGACATATTGCTGCTAGGGTTTCGCAGGGTAAACGGGTATTTGGACTTGGGCCCCAGGATTACACAGGACCAGTACCCCGAGGAAATGTGATATGGGTGTCTCGGGAAGAAGGGGTCGAAACTGAGTTGCTGCCCAGACTTATTAGTGAAGGCGCAGCATTAGAGCGAATCTTTGTCCTGCGGGACGGGATGATTGACCTGGATGATCCGGATTCCGTACGAGCACTGTTATCCGCCAGAAAACCCAAACTAGTTATTCTGGATCCATTGACTAGTTATCTTGGTGGAGACGAAAACAATAACAAGGAAATCAGAAAAACTTTGGAGCAATTGCTTCAGATTACGCATGAGTTACAACTGAACACTGCGTATATTGGCCTTGTTCACATTAATAAGCCATCTCGGGAAAAGAAGAAAAATAATGCTCCACCCAATGTTACAAATGTATTGGGGTCTGTAGGCATTCCTAATCTTTCCCGTTCTACCTTGATGGTTAATCCATCTGAGAATGGGTACCGTGAGATGCGGATTGTCAAGGCAAATTTCCGGGCAAATCGTGGAATTATGAGATTCAATGTTACATCCATGGATGTATCTGAAGCACAACGCAGAATCGATTCTGCTAAGATAAAATTGGCTGGTGATCCTAAACGGATCTTGTCCAATTTTGCATCCGTGGAGATCCGTAGTTGGGTTTCTGAGGATAACAATGGTGAGGAAGAAGATCTTTACTAGGAGGTTGACATGTCGATGGATCAGGCACGGGCGATTGCAATGAAAATGGCAGAATCTGCACCAGGTGGTGTGGAAAAGATTAAGGTTGCTAAAGCAATCAAGGATGCTCTTGGACTTGGAGACTGGGCATCTCCATTTGGGTACATCAAAAAGATTGAGGAAGAAGGAAAGATTCACAGCAAAGACTTTGTGTATTTTGGCCCAAAACCTACTTACCAGCCTGGCGGAGGTGGATCGTACAACGCTCCTCCTGTGGATCCCGAGGTATTGGCTAAGGCCAAGGCTGATGTTCTGGCACAACTTGAACAAGTACCAGGAAATCAGATGTTTAAGGATTTGTTTACAAGGACGGTAGAAACCAGGAATGCGTACAACCAAGCCATTCAGTCGTTGAAAGCCGATGGGAGGATTGTGTTCTTCAAGAATACAGAACAAGACGCTTGGATGATTTCCCTTAGGAAAATGCGGGTAACGCCTCCATCTAGTGATCCGGTGGATCCTACCAGTCCTCCTAAAAAAGGTTTTCCACAAACCGAAGAATTGCCTTTTTAGTATGCTATAGTAAAAATGTAGACTGGAATTAAGCCAGTCTACACTGAAGCAATCGTCTAACACTAGGACACCCCTGCGCATAGGGAAAATAGAGGATGGCACCCTCTTTGCTTCACTTACCTACTCAGGCTTAAATCCTTTAGGATCAACTAGCGTGAACTACTGAGTAGGTATTGCCAGCGTGTTGGCGAGTTCACCCCGCATGAGGCTGTTTACCTCGGGGTAGGCTCGACACTATCAAGTAGGAACAGCACTTGGTACAACCGTTCGATTCGGTTGGCTGGCTCTTTGCGCTGGGGTAGGAGGGGATGTTTTAGCACTTTCCTGTCACTCCACATGCTGCTGCTGAAGGCGAAGTGCGTCAAGCAGCAGCTTCCCAGCGCAATGATCTTACCGTAGGACCGGTAGAATGAGAGCCTGGTGCTTGGAAACAAGCCCAGGCTTTTATTATTTCGGGAAACTAGACTGGAGTCCAAAGAAATGCAGACTTTCAAGGATAAATGGGATACTACACTCTGTACAGATCGTGTTGAAGCATATGCCGAAATCATCATAATCGAACCCTGTGAACGCCGATTTACCATGTATTTTTCTGCACAGGAAGCTAGGAAGATTGGTAGAGCATTGATCGATTTAGCGAATGAGATTGAGCCTCCAAAACCTGTCATAGATGTGACTAAGAGGGATTGCACCAGTTACTTAGGGTGGTAAGTGTTTGACCCAATAGTCTTAATGAGGGTGTTAAATGAACTTCGCAGATCAACCAAAATGGCATAGGTACGATGTGTCAGCGAGTTTGACTATATCCTTGTTGAAAGCTTTGGAATCGTACTACCAGGCGGCAGGAGTTCCATTAACGATAAAATCGACAACAGGAGGAAGTGTTGACGACATTTCCGGGCATGATGCTGTGTTCATGGACAAAGATGTTTCCTATTCTGTCCAAGTGTCTGTTCGGCCAACATACCATTCTCAGTATCGTGACCTGCTGTGGGAACGCTGGGAGTATCCGAACGATGTGAAGGTTCCCGGTCGGAGTCAACATTACCAGTTTGACTGGTGGTATCACTTCGTCAAGGAAGCCGGTGACAACAAGGAGTTTACCTTTTATGGCATCCCACGACAACAGCTTTTGGGCATTGTATCGATGGCTGACAAATTCGGACCGATGCAAGGAACATGCACACAAAAATTTGTGCATGCAAAACCTGGGGATCCAGCCAAAGACTTATACTGCATCAACCCAACCAAAATCTTTGCTTTATCTGGCAGGGTATCAATCCAGTGATAGTGTAAACAATGGAGGAAGTGATGTTTCATGCGGCATCAGTTGGTGTGGCTCCTACAAATTTCACGCTAGTGACCAATCATTCTCAGTTAATGTCTGTCCAATCTGTGCTACAAGGCGTGGATTTGTTGGCGTTGGACACGGAGACAACGGGACTAAAGCCATTTCACACAAGCCGGATGAGGCTGTTAAGCCTGTGCGTAGACGGAGAAAATCCGTGGGTGATTGATTGTGACCAGGTGGATCCGTCCAGTCTCATTCAGTCCTTAAGGCGTAAAGTGATAGTCGCCCACAACTGGGCATTTGATGCACCGTTCCTGATTCAATATGGATTTGATTTCGCAGCAAATTCACTGAGGGATACCTTCATTGGAAGCTTCCTGCTGAATTGCGGATTCGGTGTATCAAACTCTTTGGGATCGGTCTTGTATGACCGAATGGGAATTGAAGTAGACAAAGTTCTCCAGAAGTCAGATTGGTCAGGAGAACTTTCCTTGGCGCAACTGGAGTATGCCGCCAAGGATACGGCTGTCTTATTAGATCTCCACAGGATTCTGTATAGAGAGATTGCCAAGAATAATCTTAGGACCATTTGGAGGCTGGAACACAAAGTTCTCAAGGCTACCATCTGGATGAGGCTGAACGGAGTAAATGTTGACAAAAATAAATGGATCTCTTTGTACAATGCAGCGGTCAAGCGTAGAACTCGATTGAATTCTGAATTACAGGAAATGGTTCCTCCCAGGACATTTATCAACACACCATGGAATTGGAGAAAGCACTGGGATATTAAAGCTGCCGCCAGTCGGATTGGTTTGACATTGAAGTCTACCAGCAAAGATGAATTGTGTATGCACACAGACAATGATTTTGTGTCTAAGATCATGGAGTGGCGTAAGGCAGACCAGATCATCAAAACTTTTGGGCCAGAATGGTTGGCACATATTGGAGCGGATGCCAAAGTCCATGCTGAGTTTATGCAATGTAGACCAGAGACCGGAAGGTTTTCCTGTAATTCTCCGAATCTGCAACAGATTCCTAGAGGCAGTCATAGGAAGGCGTTTGTTGCCCCTGTAGGCTTCTCAATTGTCAAAGCCGACTATTCGGCCATTGAGCTGAGAATGATTGCCTGGGTGGCAAAGGAAACAAATATGCAAGAGGCATTTCGTAATGGTGTAGATCTGCATACCAAGACGGCCAAGGATGTCCTCGGGAAAGATCGTCCCACCAAGGAGGATCGCACCCTGGCGAAAGCATTGAACTTCGGTTTGATCTATGGCTGTGGAGCAAAAACGCTGCGGACAACGCTGGCAAAGAACTGGGGTATACTGCTTCCATTGGAAGACTTGCAAGAAATGCGCAAGCAGTTTTTCCAGACCTACCCAGGCCTAAAGCGATATCATGCAAAAATGAAACAACCTGGTAAATTGATTTTTCGGACCAAATGGGGTAGGACACGGGGAGGCATGGGGCCTAAGCTGAAGCTGGACCGTTGGGGAAATTGGAAGTGGCAGGAGCAGTTCACCAAGAAGTGTAATACTCCGATTCAATCCAATTCCGCAGATGGTATGAAGAAAGCTTTGTCTGAGGTGTGGAGCAAGAGGAACGATTGGCCTGAGATGACCATGCTCATGCCTGTTCACGATGAAATTGTCCTTATGTGCCCTACGGTTCAGGCTGATAGCGTAGCAGAGTGGCTAAAAACAATTATGGTGAATGCAATGCAACCATTATTGGGAACTGTCCCTTGCGAAGTGGAAGCAGGTGTGGGAAAATCATGGGGTGGTTAACACAGCACATTTATAACAAGCCCCTGCAAGAAGACTGGGACTTGTTTGTGGTCGTCATGGACAGAGTGAAATCGTATCTGTCCACCGCAAATATTGAAGGCAATGTTGATGATGTTTATGACAGGATGTTTGACAGTGTCATGGACAAGATGCTGGGAAGCAATAGTTGGTATTTTGAATCAACTATTCCAGTTTTAGTTATGGAAGAAATGAAGAGAATACCAAGCTCTAATTTGGAGTTTCAAATATCCAAAAATCGGTGGAAGAATCTAAAAGCAAATGATCATATGTCTGGAATGGATCGTGTAAAAGATTTAGTGATGGACTCTGGTGTCCTAACGCCAATTGAAGGCTATATAATGGTGTGTAGATATGTGTATGGATTCACGCTTAAAGCAATTGCGGAGGCTATAGGCGAGGATTCGTATTTTGTACACGACGCATTGGATGCTATTGCGGACAAATTGATTTTGGAAATGAGCGAGCGAGTCGATGTGTACGGAGGAACTCCGCAGAAGCAAGTGTGCGAGGCCCCTACCATCAAATTTGATGCACGATACATTCCTGGTGGACATAGGAGGGCACGATGAAGCTTGAATCAACAAATCAGACTGGATTATCTTTAGGGCAAGTTGGTGATAGTTTATTTTTAGATTCTTCCGAAATTTCTTTAATACATGTACGCATTACACAGTCTAGAGAAATAACACCGAGTGGCAGTGATGCTCTTTTTGTTTATGGGTGGACTGCAATAGCAGCAACCAAAAATGGATTGTCTTTGCATGATGATGAAGTTGCTGGATCAGGAACTGTAGTTGATCCTGGTACAACAGGAACCCCAAGCACTTTTTCTATATCAAACCCAATAGTGACACAAGGTTTGACTGTGGACCAGGAAGTATTTATAAAAAGCAGGGGTTTGTATTCTTTTGTTTATGCCGAGCCAAGAGGGGCTGTTGATGTAACTACCAGTATCTTTGATGTTATTGGTGGAGGATCAGGATCGTCTGGCGTTAAAAGTGTACAATGCGTTTCTAATATGCTTGTTGTAGGTTACTAATGCCTTCCTTTAATTGCTATTCTGACCCATCATCTCCGGATGAAGCACTGCTTCGTCCTTGGCCAAAATGTGGAATAGAATCACTTCCCACATCCGTGTCTGGTACTGTTACCTATTCTGGTACAGCTCCGTTGGTATGTCCATACGCTAATGGAACTTATCCTGTTAGCTGGTTTCAAAACAACCGATGTTCCACTACTTACATTACTACTGGCCACCCAATTGCAATAGAAATTAACCTTCCAGGTTTTTCTGCTGGACAATACGATACGGGATCAAATCTGTTTGGTTTTATTACCAACTACACTACGACAGCATTAAATCAAGGTTCGTGTACATGGGATGGTACACAATGGGTGTTTACTGCTGGATGGTCAGGATTTCTTGTAGTTGGATCTGAAACTTGTTTTATGACTGTACAAATAACAGGTGTGTGACAATGGGATCAGGATTTCACGCTACACGCATTCAAGGTTCATGTTACAATACCGTTCTGTCCGGGTATCAACTTGGGCAGGCTACAGCGCATATTGTTTGGGGTGTAAACGATGTGGCTGCACCACAGACAGACATAACTTCAGGAGGATGCTGGTACGATTCAAGTCATACCAGTTATCCAATGAACCCTCTGTTAAAAGGAAAGTCCAGTTACGCATATGGGTATATGCCTCAAACCGGAGACAAGGAATTACCCAGCGAATGGCATTTTGATCTTGCAGAGCTAGATAGCAAAGTAGGACCGTACAAAATATCAAACCCTGCTTCTCCAATATACTCCAGAACAATAAAAGGATTTAGATTTAAAAACAGTCAGTGTATTCTTCCATTAGTAAGGAAGCGATCAAATAAAGCTCCGATAATGGAAGGTTTTACAAATGTGTATTGGACTGATTTTTATCCACAAGATCCTTTGCAAGCAGATATTGGAAATGATTGGCTTGGAAACATATACAATAATGGCGAGTCTCCAAGCCAGTATATGTTACATTCCGCAGGAGTAGCAGAGCCATTTCTTGGCAGTGAATTTTACGAAGACACCGAAACAGAAATTGATAAGTCAAAAGCAGATTATCAGCTTGGATTTAGTCCATTCTGTGATCCTATAAACATATACAATAGTCAAAATACACTTATTGGAAAATCAGATGGAATGGCATTTCAGTTATTTATATTTAACGGAATGATGAAAGACAGATTTAAACCAGTATTGAATCCAACGGATCCTACAAAATACTTGAACACTGAACTTCAGTATTGGTCTATTGAGTTGTGGTCATATTTGTCGGTCACATCTACGCCAGGTTATACTTTAAAAAGTCCTCGATTGTTTACGCAGCGATGGTGGTTTTACAGTCAAGAAGGATTGAGGTCAGGCTCGGTATCTCCCAGCGATCCTTATTTCTTCCTTATCAATCCGCTGAAGCAAATGCGCAGCATCCAATTTAATCTGGCTGAAAACGCAAATAACCCGTTGCATACACCAACGAAGGTGTATGATATACCTTGGAGTGGTGGACGAGTTTACCTGACAGCGTAGGATTTTTATGCCATTCTGGATTTGTGTACAGACTTCGTTTACTCTGCAAGTGGCTTCGCCAAATGCAGGATATCCATTCGTTGTTGAGTCTGATAATTCGCCAGGATACACCCGTGTCTTGGGTCCATTTGATGATGAAGGCGTTGCCAATTCCAATGCCATTACCCCTTACAATCCACTTGAAGCACCTTACGGTCCAAATACCACCAAAGGGTTCTACGCATACTGTGCGTACAATTCTGATTCAAATGCTGCGGTAGTTGCAGAATTTGACAATCCGCCAACGAGGCTAATGGCTACCGCTGCGTATGGTCCATACGATACGCAGGAACTTGCTCAAGCTAAAGCCGACACAATGTTTTGTTCCAAATCATTTACACCGGCATATGACATATGCGACCCAACTCCAAAATCAAAAACAACTCCTGATCTTGAATGTTCTTTGGTTTGCTCCTCGCTTCAATGGCCACAGCAAGGAGGAACGATACAAGTACGATTTTATGCAGATGTGTGTGGTGAAGAAGACCCATTACCATCCATTTGTATGCCATCTATTATTCAGGTTCCGCTAGGATGTGCCCCTTCCTTGGAACCTGCAACTACTTCTTGTTGGAATGGAAACACTGGCGTATTCGATGTTGCTTTGATAACTGACCCTCCAAGAGGATACACGCTTCGATTGTCTGGAACGATGTGTATTGATCCAGACCCAAACTATGTTACCGTTTCAGTAACTTTAGAACGATTAGTTAACCCGATTGACATAAACAAAAACAATCCACCAGATCTTCCTTCGTGGAGTGCCTGTGGTGGTTTCGGTGGAAGAATACCAATCACAAGTCCACAGCCAGACAAAACAAAAAATCGTATCTATGTAAGTGATCTTGAAGGATTTAATCCTGGTTGCGCTGGGTTATCTGGGTGCGTAAACTATGTGCAATACTCTGTGTTTTTAGTTCCACAACAATTCGGTTGTGATGGAACCGCTGGTGGTGGACCACTGACAACTAATCGATGCAATATGGCTACAAACATGAATGCGTATTCATGTATGTCGGCTTTGGTAGAACCTCTGACAACAAGCCCATTTCCTTCGTTTAGGCCTCAGTTTACCCAGATGGGTGCTAATGCAATATCGTCCACGGAAGAGCATGGGTGTTTTTATATTACGCATCCATACTCTTCTTCTTATGTTTCAGATCCTACACCAAAGTTTTTTTCAGCGAATAGTATTGGTGGGTGTGGATGCCCTGGTGATGATGCTGTGGGATCTACCCAGCAAATTCAATTTGGAAAGGCTGCTGGATTTCAATTCTTTGTAAAGCGTGTAAACAAAGGTCCATTCTGTTTTGGAATGCGAATAGGAGACAATGATACCTGGGTCGTAAAATCCGGAAACCAAATTACACATGTCCAGAACTCAATACCATACATTAGCTTTGTTGAATTTGCAGAGTTCAACGCAAAGCTTACAATCTATGTGCTTGAGTTTCCTTCTCCTGAAATTGCTGGATGTTACAATGGAAATGATCATCCTCCAAGCGAAGGGCCTTGGCCTGCTCTTGAGGAAGATGCTCTTGTCTACGACAGTTCTAGCTACATTGTATATGGTGTAGATGGATCTGAACTGAAACCATATGATGTTATTCTTTGGAACTCCGCACCAGCAATGATGACAAGTCCGCTTAGTGCCAAGGAAACAATTCAACCAGCGACGACCACAAAAACACCGCTTAAACTGACGCACTCTGAGTTTATTGATAGGATGCGTAATCCTTGTGCATACGCAGGTCAAGACCTGGAAACAGTTGCAAATTGTGGATGTAATGGGAAGCCAATGATGGAGTGTTCCAAGTATGGAACTTGTAGGGTTACAGGCGTAGATTGGGATACCAGATCAGCTTCATCAACCTACATGAATCCTATTCAGCTTTGCTTAAAGTGTGATGATTACACAAGGAGGATCTAATGGGATCACCGAAACGACCGGATGAACTGGGTGATGTAACAGCGACTACAGCAGACTACCTTGTAGTTACTCCTGTAGGAGGCCCAGCAGGACGCTCTACAATCGCTTCTGTATTGGCTCTTGGTGGAGGAGGAGGAGGTGGAGGAGGACCCTACACGATCAACAATCAGACAGGAACATCTTACACATTTGTCTTAACAGATGCTCAAAATTTAGTTACATTTAATAATTCGTCTACATTGGTTGCTGTCACTATTCCTTTAAATAGTGCTGTAAATTTTCCTGTTGGAACAAGCATTGACATACTTCAACTTGGATTGGCACAAGTTGTCGTTAGCGCAGCATCAGGCGTAACACTAAATTATACTCCTGGTAAAAACCTTCGTGCAAGATATAGTGGTGCAAGCCTTATTCAATACGCATTGAATACATGGGTAATTGTTGGAGACACCACCACATGAAAAGACCTATTGGTTTTTGGGTATCACATTCTCCTGCATTATGCCCAGGGAATTTTTCTACGCCATCTATAGTTACAAGAACGCATTACAGTATAAGTACACCACAAACAAGAGTGTATATAGAGGGAGGATGTGCATCAAATATAGTAATAGGAAATAATGCACTAAGCTCTTTTCAGAATGCACAACTAAGTGTTGTTTTTGGAAGTTTAGTTGGAAAGCTTGAGCTTAGTTTGTCAGTAGGTGGAACATATAACTGGATGCCTGTAGTTCAAGTAGATGGCATTTCAAGACTTACAGGAGCTGGAACGGCTACAGTTGCTCTTACATCAGGGGCGCATACACTTAACTTTTCCATGAATCCTGTTGCCCCAGGATCTGTTCCTGCGGATGGATTTTCTTTGTCCGCAGCGATAACATTCTAGTTCTTATTGTTCTTCATAATAGCGTGGATCTCGGTCAACTTGGCACCTTGATCCTCGGTGCGCTTATCCAACACATCAACCTTCTCCAGCGCACGAACCAACCTGGTCCCATCCTGTTTCCATTCCAATTGATTTTCCAGGATCTTGGTCACAACCGCTGCAACAGCTGTCAATGTCTCTGATGCCTGATCCAGATAGTTTATATGCCTCTCGGCAAGTGGCTTGATCACTTGACTACCAAGCCACTTCAGACTGACAATGGCGATGTAAAGAGCCAAGAGGACAGATGCAGCAGGAAGCCCAATCTCTTTGACAGTGGAGACCAGATCAACTAATTGCATTGTGTCCTCCATGGGTTCACCTAAGAAATATAGTTGGCAAGGATCTTCAAAGCCAATTTGAGTACCACTGACAAAACGATGCTGGATACTACGCCTTGCTTCGATTGTCCAGAAGCAATCAAGGCTTCCAGTGCCTCTTCCTCGGAAACATTCTCGGAACCAATCAGTTTCTCCACAGGAAGAAATCGACCGAGGCCATAACCAGTTACATTCCATGCAACTTGAACAAGCAAAGCATTATCAACATCTTTGCCACGAACCTTATCCAACAGAAGCATCAATCCATCGGAAGGCAATTCAACAGGATACGGTACCAACATTATAATCTCCTTAGTAGTTTAAACAAGCATAATTAAGCTTGTTTTGCTTGAATCCATCAATTGCTGAGTATGCCCAACTATCACCTTGACCGACAATATATTCCAGATCATCGAAGCTGATCCAGAAGCAGGCTCCGCTAGGCATATCCACTATAGGACCGCTGGCTGAGTTAGGACCCCAGCTATTAACGATCAAGGCACCAGGCCTTTTACCTTTTCGATCCTTGTAGGCAATACAGGCCATGGAATGGTTCCACACACCCTTGCGCTGGCAAAAGCCATCCTTGTCTCGTACTTGGGTGAATCCAGCATTAGACGCAATCTGGATGGCATATCCGGAAGATAAAGCAGCAATGGCCTGAGCCACAGTCTTTACCTGGGTAATCGTCTTGATCAGATGCCGTTTGCCGGATTCGAGGAGTTGCTTGGGAGGGCCTTCGGCTCCCCACTGTCTTGCTTGACTTTCCGAGTATGCCCCAGCTTCCTCAGCGGATACGATGCCGAATTGCTGCGAAAACTTGGCGCACCAGACAGCGTTCGACCCATCACCACGAAAGGGAGGGCGACCATTACCACCAATAAGTACACGGCTGCCGCCATAGACATAACTAGGTGAAAGAGCTTTCCAAGTTTCCCTGTCGCCATTGTCAATCTCCACAGCAGCGGTTACCTGGGCAGCATTCGTCCAACCGAAACCACAGCAAGAGCCAACCGCACCTTGGTTCAACGCTTGCAAGGGCTTTCCAGTGACCTTTTCCACACTCTTGAAGAGGAGGACTGTTTCTGGTGGCTCCGATGCGCCGTAGATCGGAGTATCCGAGAACTCAGGAAACTGGAGGGTTTCCTTGAAGGCCTCGACAACTCCTTCTTCTGGGGCAACCCAGCCATCAGAATTACCATAACCAATAATGGATTCATCTTGGCTCTCCACTATTTCACCAGACCTTTCATTGCTGAAAGAACATCTTTAAGTACTGCCACGATATCTTCCACACTGTTTGCATTCTGGGAACCAAGCCAATCCCCAAACTTGAATCCTTTGGCAAGCTCACCAAACTTGGCTGCATTCAGGTTCACAGCCAAAGCCTCGATAACCTGGCTGTGAGTCCATCCAAGGCCTCCAGCTTGCCCTATAATCGATTCAATTACCGGAATAGCAACTTTAGACGCTTCAGCCCTTTTCGATGCGTCTGGGATCGATTTGGAGAATGCTGCCTGAAAGTCCTTCGCCCTTTCGCTAAGGACATCGTCTACAGGGATTGGAGTAGGCACGACAGGTTTTACCTCGGATTCTTTTAGAAGGAAGATTGTAATCCCACCATTGACAATCTTTACGCCAGCAGGAAGCACGGTGATCTGCGCAGGAGTCTTGATGTCAATCGTAGACTTTGACGCAGGATCAATCGTGATTGTCGTTTGGCCAATAATCAAAAGAGCAAGCAAAGCATTCATGAAGTATTCCTTTTAGAAACTTGAAGCAAGGACATTGAATCCGGATTCATTTAGTGCAGCCAATGTTCCTGTGCCCTTCCATTGAAAATAGTAGGAACCCGCTGAGGAAGGAGTGAACAGGACATAATAACATCCGGTGGATATCTTTACGACCTGAGCATCGGTACCATAGACATAAGTTGTCGTAGCACCACCAGACAAACGGACCTTGAAGGTTACCGTTGTCGGGTCAACGAATGATGCTGATTGGTTATAAAATGCTCCAGACAAAAGTACTGGAGAACCAACTACATAGTTTGCAGCCACTTATACCTCCTAATACGATGATGTTCCAGATAAATCGTTAAGAGTAGGCCCCAGGGTTGTGCCTACAGCACAAACAACATTTAGTTGTGGTTGATCAATCAAAACGACATATCCATAAGGCAATATTACACCGGAAGCAGAACCAGCCATCGGAGTACTTGTCTGCGTCGTTAACCCAGCGGTTTTAGTGTTTGTTACAAATGCACCAAACGATGAAGAAGCATCTGTTGCAAAATCACATATTACGGTGACATTAACAGCCATTAGTTCTGTACCCTAAGATTGGTGCTGACTGTAACAGCGAATGTACCACCGCTGGACGATTGATCCGTAGTGAAGTCAAGGCATCCAACCAGTTCATCTGCGGTGGCAAGACCGCCTCGGTTCTTGTAGATGATACCGTACCTGGCGGTGATCGTGGAGGTAGTCCACGAAGTCACTGATGCGGATATTTCCTGGCGGTTGTTGACATTGTCAACAGTCACTACAGTCAACGCACAGGCATTGCCACCGGTAGTGTAACCAGTACCGGTCACTTCATTGGTGATGTCACTACGCTTGCTGTGCGACTTGGACGGAGTGTAAGACGATGTGGTCAGCATGATCTTAAAGCTGTCGGTGTCACAGTCAATTGCCCCGGTGAACACATTGTTGTAAAACGAGTTGTATACAATACTTGCCATTATTTACACCCTTTCTTTTTGGACCTTCCAGCCTTGCTCAAGGAGATTGCTATCGCTTGTTTCTGTGGCTTGCCTGCCTTCATCTCAGTTCGGATGTTCGCTGAGACGGTCTTGTCTGACTTACCTTTTTTCAATGGCATTGCACTGTCCTATATTTGAGAAATCTTTGTAAAGAAACTAGACTCTTCCGCTGCGTTAACTGTTCCAGTGGCAACCCACTTGTAGTAGGTCATGCCTTCTTGTGTGACCAAAAAGTCACAGTAGTAGTTTCCAACAGAGGCTTTGACAATGTTGACACCTACTAAATACTGGTACTCAACCAAGACACCGTTTGGCTGTTTGATTGTAAGGTTTACCTGGGAAGGATCCACAGCAACCTTGTTCAAATTCTTGAACACTACGCTGAGGCGAATCACATCTCCTGTGTCAATTTGATTAGCCATTAGCAAACTGCTCCAGATGAATCACATGGACACACGGAACCAGATACACTAACAGTATAAACCAAAGTTTTAGCTACATCGCATGTATACAGCAGTTGAGATGCAACATGAATACAAGCTGCAACAAGCAATGCGCCACCCAAGGCAGCGTATGGAACAGAAGCGTAAGGAGTTTCACCGTACATTTCTTACAGAACACCTTGCTTTAATGCAATCTTTGCAAGTACCGCTAGGAACTGTGGCATGATCGCAATGACATCAGGGTTTTCGTTCAACCAATCTGCTCCTAATTGATCCGACAAAGAAGCAAGATTAGTGATATTTCTAACCACATTATTCGTGGCAATGTTGGACAATGCTGTTGCATTGCCTTTGACCCAGAAGGATTCCAAGTCATACACATCACCATCACGACGAGCAATGTTAGTCCCAGTTAAAAACCATTGGTCGTAGGTTGCTCCTTCTACAGGAGGAACTACCGTAGGATCTGTCGCTGGAATCTCAGGGAACACAGGTTCTGGAATAGTATCAGCCATTGGAATCTCCTTAGTTAAATACCGTATCGTCCACGAAGCAATTCAAAATTGGTGGCTATTTCTGTAGCAGAAAGGGCACGGTTGTAGATGTTAATTTGCCCAAAATTCCCTGACACATATTGAGATGTTATATCAGTACGCCTACCAATTTCGACAGTATTTGATGACGAAAGCGAAACTGATGGCAATGTGCTGCTAGATGTTTTTGATGTATTTAGATAAAAATCTACTGGCTGTCCTTGCGTCGCAACAAATACTATATTAAACCAAATATTTGTTGTCGTCATACTTTGCCCGTCAGTAAAAAATGATCCATTATATGCAAACCTAAAACTATTTGAATCTCCTCTTTGAACTACAAATCCACCACTTATATACCCACCATATGAAAACATTGAATAAATTTGGCCATTACTTAATGTATTAAATTTTGCCCAAATGCTAAGTGTAAGGCTATTTGTTATGTTAAATGTTCTAGTACCACAATTGACATAATCGTTCACCCCATCAAACACTAAGCTTCCACCATTCGCTGAGTCAAATGTTGGCCCATTTACTAGCGTTCCGTTGTTTGCATTACTACTCAGGTCTGTCCATGCAGTCCCTGTACCGGGATAGCTGATTCTGCTCCCAGCATCCAGACACATGATAGGAGCCCCATTGAGAGCTACTGCATTAGGTCGCCGTTTGTATGCTTTATTGAGGCCAGCCATTAGGAGACCCTCCATCCGGCTGCGCCTGAACCATTGCTAGTGGCATCATAGATCAATTCAGCGTAGTCATTAGGTGCCAGAATGATGTCAGCACCTGTTGAACTAAACATCCTATTCGCTGCTGTGGATGATGCGCTGTTGTGAGCCAGCGTTAGGTTGGCTGTGCCGACATTGTAGACTCTGATCATGCGTCCATCGACATGAGTTCCGCCTGATGGAGGAGCGATGCCTGTCAGACTAGCTGCTGATGTGCAATTGATTCGCTGGAAAGCTGAAGCAGTAAGGGCAAGATCATTTGTGTTTGCTGAAAAAGCTGTGGTTGATGATGGGAAAGAAAGGGATCCACCGGTAGTGTTTAGTGCCGTACTAGATGTTCCGTCAGCTATTCTCAAAACGCCTTTGTCTGACCGTCCTATTGCCACATCCGTAGAAGTAGACACTGGGCCAAATCCAAGCGAAACAGTAATTCCGCACATTGATTGAAATTGCCAAAACCTTGCAGCATGGGCAGAATAAATCGCTATGCCACCGTTGCCAATAACTCGGCCAATACCTTCGCCCCAATAGCCAGAAGATTCAGAGCCTCCGGGATGTCCTATACAAAGTTGTGTTCCATTTGCGCCAATATCCGGTATAAATAGTCTGCCACGAAAAAAGTATGGTGCATATGCCGTTCCGCTGCGATCAGTTGCAAACGATATTCGTGGTGTTGGGCTAACAGTATTGGCATCTGTTGTTGTATTTTGAATGCCAACGACAGTAGTTCCAGAAGCCTGAATTATTGTTCCACCAGCTTGAATAGTGCCATTCACACCACTACTTCCCTGCGCTCCCGGTTGGAGGATAATATTCCCACCAGCACCTACACCAGAGCCATTACCAGCCGTAATCGTTACGCTGTTACCGGCAGACTGAATCGTAGCTGTGCCTGACTGAGTCGCAGCAGCCGTACCTACTGTTGCGTTTGTGATTGTGAACTGTGTAGCAGACGCAGTAGTAATGGTCTGATTGGAAAGGTTAAGACTTGACCCTGTAGTGATGGTCAACCCTGTAATAGACACGACTTGGCCAACGCTGAATGTATTGGCAGCTGTGTAGGTTACTGTGGTTCCATCACCAGTAGCTGCTGTTACAGTAGCAGCCGTTGGAAGAGCAATAGCTGAAACAGCGTTAGAATTTAACGGACCTTCCCATGTGGCATATCCTGAATCATCTGCCAGTCTGGCTTGTAGTCTAGTCCCTACTCGTTTGATCGCTGGTACAGTTGAGACAAAATCCGATCCAAAAGCGACTATAGGAGTCGCTGAGGCAAGAAGACGGACAAGAAAACAATCTTCTTGTGTATGGCTTTGTGTGCTGGTTATTCCTGACTGAACATAAGCAGCACCAAATCCTACATAAGTTGGAATTGTATTACCGGTTCCAAATCCAATAGCTCGAAAAACATATTTGTCAGCATTGCGATTGGCATTTCCGGGAGAGGAA